CCCTATCCGGTTCATCACAAAGAACCGACCATCAAGGAACACGACCCCACGGCAGGTATTGGCCGGGTAATCCGCATCGACAATCTGAGTCGTGGTGTAGGGGGTACTGGTCGTACCGGCGTAAGTTGTCGGCGTGATACCGTTCTCATACTGTGCGGCGTAGATTGCTATCTCATCCGTATCCACCGCGAGCTTGACCCCGATAGATACGGTGCTGTCACTGACGATTGCCGTCGCGTTGTAGCGTGTCCAGACCCCTGTGATCGCCGTTACTACGAACGATCCATCAGGAGCGGTGATGCTGATCGCTCCGGTTCCGGTAATGCGCTTGATGTAGATGCTGAACACGCGGTTATTGTTTCCATCTGTCAGCGTAATCGGCTGAAGCACCGTGGCGTTGTTCGCGGTCGCCAGCACATTGAACGCATCCGTGCCAAGCGTCGGATCAGTCTGCCCACCTGTGAGGGTGGCAGTTGTCGCTACCCACGGGGTTGTGTCAAAGTCGGTCGATTGCAATAGCCGATTGCTGCTTTGAGAAAGCACCCAGGCCGCCGTTTTAGACTTGATGATGAGTTGTGTCACGATACGTCCTGTGCGAAATCAAAGAATGAATCGGACAAGGTAGATACTGGCCGGGTTGCCCCGCGCACAATGTTCCCGCCCTTTACTGCCATCCGTATCTCGCCAAGATCAGAAATGATCATCCCGGACAGCGCAGTGCCGTCCCTAGAGACATTCCAGTTGTAGGTCGATACAAAACCGTCAGGCAATGGGCTTATTAGCTCCACACCTCCGGCTGCTGTCCATGACCACGATAATTTCGCGCTGGATGTGGCGGACGTACCAGCAATGATCGAGCAGTCGGACGAGGCCGAAGTCGCCACATGACGATCCCAACTAGCCGCAGGGGAAAGTTGCAGATACGTCCATCCTGCGGCGGCTGTCCAGATGAACGAGGAGTGACCAATATCTTCAAAGTCGCCGCTACCGTAGATCGTGAGGCCGTCATCCGATACACCCATGTATTCGGGGATTTCGTTCGACCCTTGTGTGATGCAGCACTTGTAGTACGAGCTACCTGTAGGAACGTAGACCGAGGGCGATGCCGCTGTTTCGTACTGGGCAAACGCCACTTCTACGATATCCCCAAGTACCGCCAGTTTCACCCCTATCGCTACACTACCCGGCGCAACGCTTTGGGTCGTGCTGTACCGCACCCACGAACCTGTCACAGCAACGACATCGAAGTTGGAACCATTGGCTGTGATGCTCACATCGCCCGTACCTGTGACACGGCGAACGTAGATGCTGAACGTCCGATTAGCGGTAGCGGTCTGGATGGGTACAGTCTGATATACCGTTCCATCATTGGCTGTGGCTTCAATAGTCTGAGCATTGCCCCCTGAATCCGGGTCAGTAGCGCCAGTTGTCACCGTACAGTCTGTCGCTACCCACGGCAATTCAGTCAGCAACTGTGACCGCCAAAGCATATTGATTCCAGACGGTAGCCGAGGAATGCGAACCATTCCTGTGCCGGATGTCCATTTGAACACCTGCCCTTTACCGTAGATCGGGTCATACGCCATGCCGACAATCACTGTGCCATCAGGGGTAATCGCCATTGCAGAGCAGAGATGTTCTGCCAACGTCGGAGGAACCCCAAGCGTTCCGTCTGTGCCGAGGGCAGTCAGTACCCCTAGCGGTGTGCAGGTCACGGCACGTAACTGTGATGTACCTACCCCACTCTCACCATAAGCTGTGACTCCGCGAATGATGGAGGTGTAATTCACTAGGCCGACAAGCAGAGGCAGCAGTGGTTCCACCCACTGAAAACCATATCGTTCTGTCCAGAAGAACGACTGCCCTTGACTCGCTGTAGGTTCTTCAAGCACCTTGTACCTCCCTGAAACCAACAGCGGAGTTCCCATCGAACCCTGCCTGCAACACTCTCAGAATATCCACTGAGTTCGCAGTTCCGATCACCGTCTTTGTGCCGTCATTGTTGATTTTGATGACATTGCCGCCAACAAGGGAGAACGGGTTAACCTCAATCCCGAACACCTCCCCACTCTCAGCCATCACATGAGGGATGGCGTAGGTAGTGATGCTGATAGGGATAGTCGATACTCCTTGCGAATCTTCCCATGCAAAGCCGAATGTCGTATCTGCCATGATCAGTCCGTTATGTAATTGACGCCGATGACCTTGATGTTGGCGTACCCTTCTTGAGTCGCCCCAAGAGTCACCATCCCGCGCCCGACGAATTCATAGTCATAGATATAGCTGAACCCACTGAACTCTCTTGCAGTGATTCCGTAGATCAGCGGCACTTCTATCTCTTGAATGGAGGGGAACGCAGTCACATCCTCGGGCGGATCAACAATGATCAAGTCTGTACCATAGATGCTCAGTAACGTACCGTTGAAATCAACGATCCCATTTCCTTGTGCGGGTGTCGCCGTGGTTTCCTGAAGGGCAAGCGCCGGACGTATCTCGGCATGACTCACTCCGATGGAAGTCGTATTCACCAACATATTCGTCATCCGACCATTGCTGTCAGATGATCCATCCTTGGTAGATAACTTGGAAATGAGGGGGAGTCTCATGCGGATTGGGCGAAGTCTTTCATCCCCGCGCTGATCGTGGCAATCTCAACCCCCTCGATATACAGCTTTGTGCCAAAGGAGGTCACTAGGTTCCCGTTGAACTCGACAATGTTGTTCCCGGCAGCGGCGGTAAATGGCGTATTGAGCGACAAGCCGGGGCGAAGGGAGGCTAACTGTGCCTCATCTTCCACCTCGATCAATAGGTTCTTGCACAGGCAGTCTTTCTCGTCTGTACCGTCACGACTGTCTATCGGCGGGACTAATGGCAAGCGCATTAGATAAGCCCCTTAATCACCGGCATAGATATCGCCCCTACGGTTCCCATTGATGGAAAGTTCCGAGTAGGCAATGATCTGGCGGGAATTGATCTTCTTGAGCGCGGCCAATGATTCGCGGGCGATCTTGGCGACTTCCTGCGATACGGTCTTTTCGTACTCGGGGGCGACCTCGATAGCGAGGTTGTACGCTAAGGCGCGCTCATAGCCCGGTGGAAGCGTGACCGTAGTCTCCACCGCGGCTAAGGTGCTCAGGACTGTCCACATGGTGACATGCAGGACGTTCGCGGTACTTGGCACCGGCCAAATGTTGATATTCCCCGTGGTGACTGCCGAGTCGTAGTAAAGAAACTGCGGAATATCCGAGGTCGTGGTCTTGTCGGGGATAGCGTCAAACCGAGCCTTATCGACTACCTCAACCGGGAAATCGATCGATCCCGCACGACAAAATGCGCTCTCGATCTTTACCGGTCGAGTCGTGTTGATATTCCCGCCAGTGCCGATGGTGTAGCTGGCGTCCGTAGGGGTCAGCGTGAGCGTGGATTCGCTCAGGGCATAGACCATCAGCCGGTCATTGCGCCATGAATCAATCATGGCATTCAACGCGGTGAGAGCGTCCGTGCTTTCGTCCGTAGTCGGGGACTCACCCGAGGCAATCGCCCCGATGAGCCTTAATGCTCGGTCGATAATGGTTTGTGCTGTTGCCATTACTCAGCCTTTCGTGGGCGTCCGCGCCTCTTGGGTTCGTCGGTAGTTTCTGGCTTGCTATCACCATCAAGCGCTGCCCATGCTTCCGCCTTGGTCTTGTACCAACCATCAACCATCTCATTGCTGAGGATCGCGGCACACTGCTCTTTAGTGACTGCTTTGTACAGTTTCATTTGACCCGCCTGGTTGCTGTAGTAAGAATTCGTGATAGTTGCCGGGGAAGTCTTCGGCTCCGTGATGCGTCAGGGTTAGATCAGGGATCACCCAAATCTCGCCGCCGCAATCAATCCAGTTTCGAGAGAATGCGTAGTCCTCTCCCCACCAAGCGCCCTTGTGCGCGCCGTGGTTGAACAGATCCACCGAGGGGTTACATTCTTCGCCATAGACCAAATGCGGATAAGCGCGCATGAAGGTATTGACCGCTTTGCGCGTGACCTTGAGAAATCCTGCGGGCACTCGTGTCGCCTTGATACAACCATCTCCGCGAATCTTCTGCATGCCGTTGGCATCGTCATCCAGAACACCCATGTACTTGACTTCGCCGGCCTGCTTGAATCGGTACAGCCCGGCAATCACATCGCCATCCGTCTGCGCGAGTTTCACCAGGTCATTCGGCCGCCACGACACATCGTGGTCAATGAAAATGATCGTATCCGCCCCGGCATCCAGTGCTTTTCTGAGCATCGTTGCTCGAGCACCAGAGATATACGGACAGCCTATTTCTGTCACCATCGAATGCTTAATTCCCGCCGCATCCAACGCCGGCACAGACCCCGCAAGGGCGTCCAGCGTCTGCTGGTACGGGCGCGTCATTGTGGGGATGCAGATAACAACTTTGTTTGTCATTTCGTTCCTGCCGCCATCAGCGCGTAATCAGATAAACGGACAACGGCAACATTCTTGAATCCCGCATCAGTCATCGCCTGATTGAGCGATTCCGATACAAATCCGGTTTTGTGCGCCATGTACGGATTGGCTTCAAGAGCCGGTCGATAGCCGTAGATCAGATCAAGCCCACTGATCGGGCCGGCTGGTGAGTTGAATAACACGTCATCGATGGCACTCACGCCCTCAAGATCGGGCACAAATACAATCGCGCCCCCACCGTCTTTCAAGACCCTGCGGAACCCCTGCAAGGCCGGTATTACCTCATGCGGAGACAAATGCTCTAACGCATGCGAGCAATACAGCACATCGAATCCACCGATATCGGGAAGGTTGCGCATATCCGCAACAATATCGGGGCTGTGTTGTGCATCAATATCTACCCTGGTTTCGTCGCAAGACCCCAACCAAGAAGGGAGCGGGTCGGCCCCGCAACCAACATGCAAGACCGACCGTGCCATTTACGACGCCCAGAGGCCGAGGCCGGCAAGAGTATTCATAACCTCTTGCATCTGAGCAACTTGCAGCGTGCCATAACTGGCGGAAGTCACGACATTGGTAGTCGTGTGGGTTGTGGCGGTCGCACGTTGCACAACCGGAGTAACGCCGTAGAAACCGACTTTTTCAGTCGTTTCGCTGCCAATGGTTACACCATCGCCAGAGGCGTCAATGACTCGCTCGTCAAATGCTGAAGGTAATGCCATGATTTTTTCCTTTCAAGAATGAAAAAGCCCAGGATTAACCGGGGCGTTGTGCTTAGTTAAAACCAAGGCGGCAGGCCAGTTCAGGGCGGATTGCCTTGTAGCCATACAGCACGTCCAATCGGCAAGGCAGGTTGTCGTTGTTGATGTCGTACTGGCGCACGATGCGGATCGATATTCCGTCCATCACCTCGCGGGCAGAGAAATCAACACCCTTGGGCATTACCAAGTCAGCCGTTGCGAAAGCAAACGCATCTTTGTGGAAGCCGAGACCCACGTAGTAATCAGCCGATGCGCCGATGGCGGTCGATTCGTCCGATTCACGCTTGTAGATCGCCTTGCCATCAGCCAGCCCAGTACAGTTCTGACGAGCGCCCGAGGTAACGATGTTCGGGTAGATCGAAAGATTGCCACCACCAGCGCCAGGGGTCGCGGTAGCTGTAACAACAAACTGCATCAGCTTGCCGGTTGAAACCTTCGTTTCTGGATGCACCGCATACAGCGACTCGATCATGATCACGTCACCGATGATGAACGAGCCAGCGCCGGTATCGACGTTGATCACACCCGCCGACCCATCGGCCTCACCCGCAGCAATATCGGTCAGGTAATCACCTGTGCCGTCATCGGTGCCCGTGGTGTGCAGCGGCATCATGGTGTTCTGATACACCTGATCGAAGCCGAAGAAGTCATTGCCGATCATGCCCTTGCGGTACTGATCGGATACCTTCGTGCGGTCGTTGTACAAAGCCGCTGTACCCGTCACCAGATCAAGGTTGTTCTGCGTAGTCAAGAGCAGAGTACGACCGTCCTGCGGAGTCAGGGAGTCGGTCAATTTCTTGCCGGCTTCCAGCACGTCACCGTAGGTCAGCGCAGCGCCCACGTCTGAGACTTCCTTATTGACCTGCTTGTACATGGACAACGCATCCGATTCAATGGACGCAGCCAAGACAGACATAGCCGGCTCAAGAATGCGCTTGCTGAAGTCGTCCAGTTCCATCGTCAATTCAGCGGACGAGAAATTCAGATCGACGCCCTTTTGAGTGGCGACGGTCATCGTTACGCTGGTTTCCGAGGTTTCCTGCGCGGCCAGAGTTTTGCCGGTGCGGACGGTGTATTCGTTTGGCAAACGAATCGAGAGACTGTCGCCAATCTTCGCGCCGGATACCGCATAGCGGTCGTCGTATTGGCGGTTGATGTTGCCGACGAAGTTGAGTTTCTGATGCAGGATGCGACCGGCTTCCCGCGTGACTGCGGTAGGGGTCAGGATGGTTTGAGTCATGATGTTTCCTTTCAGCGCCTCACGGCGTTAGAAATTTCGAGGGGAGTTACTTGTTTTTGAGTTGCGCGTTCCGCCACTTCAGCCAATCTTTCACTGGCATGTCGTCTGGATTGCGTTCGGCTTTCGCTTTGACTCCGACCGGTTCGACAGGAGGCGGAACATTGGATTTGCGTGCTACCGGCTGCGCCAGTAACTTGTCCTCAATTCGCGTGAGTGCGCGTACCGTCGCCACTGGACTCATTTCGGCAATGCCTGCCGCTTCGTCTGGATGTGTGGCGAGGTAATAGGCCAATTTCGGGCCGGCGTCCGACTCCATGATTGCCTGTTGCATCGGTGCCGACATAGGCACGTCTGCATTACCAATCACATCGCGGAAGTCAGGCATTTCGGCCTCTGCGGTGGCTATCCGCTTGTTCCAGCTATCGACGGTTTTCAGCCGCGCCGTCTGCGCTCGTTCCTCAGCCTGACGCTGTTCGCGCTCAGTGAGTGTTTGGTTTATTTTCTTGTCTGCGATGAATTCCGCTTTCGCGGCGATGTACGCATCGAAGTTATCGAAGTCCTCTAACTTAGGCTCGCCTTGTGGGGCTTGCCGTTGAGGTTCCTGCTGCCGCTCACGCTGTAGAGCGATCTGCCGCAACTCGGCGGTTTCTCGTTCATGCTTGGCGCGTTCCCTTGCAATCCTTCGCTCAATCTGTCGATCAAGGTCGGCCTGCGTGAAAGTCTTGGCCGGCTTTTCTTCCGGTGCGACTTCGGGGGTCTCGGGTTGTGCTTCTGGGACTGCCTGTACTACTACCTCCGTGGGAGTGACTTCGATAACTTCGTCGGACATTTGTAACCTTTCGGCGCTTCTCAGCGTTAGAAAGACCTAGCTACCGGCTAGTGCGGTCAGGGATTCCCCTGCGATTCGTTACATGGACAATTCAGGCGGAAGTTGCTCGGGCATAGGCTCGGGCATCACTTCCATTAGTGGTGCCATTGGCACTGGTTCCGGCATCTGCTGAACCGGCTGGCTGAATATGTCCTGAAGCGTCTGCATGACCAAAGCCTGTATCTGCTCAGGGCCAAACGCTGGCGCTAGAACCTGTGCGCGCTTGGTTTCGGCGTCGTACTCTTTCACGCCAATTTCTCTCGATTTAAGCTCGATTTCTTCGGCCTTGAGTGCGCGCTCGTCCTGCATTTGCTGGACTTGCTGCATCAGGGCTTCGATCTTCTGCACCGCGCCCTGCATGAGTTCATCCTTTCGCGCAATGACCTGCTCGGCCTGCTGGATGACCTGCTGAACCTCTGGGTTATCTTCGCCCTTGGCCTTCTCGGCTTCCTGAATCGGCGGCGGCAACATGAGCTTCATGCGGTCGGCCATCTCTTCAGCGCCGGGGAAGTCCATATTGCGGAAATACAAGTCACCAATGACCTGCATCAAGGCGGGATTGCCTTGGAACATTTGCGACATGGCATCAGCGGCTTCTTGTCTCTGCGTGGTGTAGCTCGGGCCAACACTCACGGAAACATCGTATTCACCGACATTGAGGTTATAGATGGACTTCGCGCCGAGCTTCTGGTGCGCCACTTCTTGAGTCGGGTCGATATCCACCATCTCGGCTTTGCCATCGAGA